CCGGTGTCATCTCGCCTTTCTTGAGCATTTTCGGGTAGCCAAAACGGGTTGACACTGCTTTGTTGGCGATGGCATTCGCTTTGATAAAATCTACCCGCGCCGGTTTCCGAAGCGATTGACGCAGTCTCTCCATCGCTGCCCTTTGGTGTTCTTTGTCGAGCATCCGGAAGATTTGGAAGCCTTCGAGGCCGGACGCTTGACGGAGTGTGCGAATGACGCCATACACCCATTTTTGGAATTGAACTGCTTCCTTTCGTCTCGATCTCATGATCACAGCGTAGATTCCAATCTCCGAAACAATCGCCACTTCCTGCTTCCCGCCCGGGGTGTCCACAATACGGACATCCTTTTGATCTTCATCGAGAACCCGAAGCATATGTGGCGTGTGTCGGTATCCGAGTGCAGTTGCGACATCAGCTGCAACGGCTCACCAGTCACCCGGCTCACGTTCCACGAAGCGGATCTGGTGGCCGTTCCAGGTTTCGATTTTGATGTTCAAGCTATCACCTCGCTTTCTGCGTGCCCGTTCGTGTGCACGTTTATGCGGTTTGTTCCCGTTTGGGAACATTTCGAGTAAAAAAATTAATGATTTCAGATTCCGGAATGCCGAGGACTTCTACCACTTTCCCGAATTCGTCCACGGTCATTTTCGCCTTCCCGGTCTCCTTCTTATGGTAGTAAGAGCGGGAGATATTGAGAGCAGAAGCCACTTCCTCTTGGGAAATCTGGCGAGACAGTCTTTCGTAGCGAAGCTTCTGCAAATTGAACTGCATGTTGATCACCTCCTTGTGTAAACCATATTACCTAAACTGTTCCCGTTTGTCAACTTAAAAATTTTATTGAATATTTTTGTTGCCTATTTGGAACACTAGTGATATAATTGTTCCCGAGGTGAAGATGATGAGATCATCTAAAGAGGTCATTAATGAAATAAAGAAGTTAAGAGAACTCCGCGGTTGGTCGCTTGATGAACTGTCGCGGCGGGTCGGGGTGGCTAAATCGACGCTATCCAGATACGAGAGCGGACAACGAGAATTCCCAATCAATGACATCGGGTTGTATGCTGATGCTTTTAACGTACCAGTCGAACAACTATTAGGCATAAAAAAACCATCTATAACCATCCCCCTCATTGGCACCATCTGCGCAGGTGACGGGCTCCTAGCGGAGCAAAACATTGAAGAGTACATTCACTACCCGTTCCGAAACAAACGACAGCCCGACTTCGCACTCCGAGTCAAAGGTGACTCTATGATCGGCGCCGGGATCGAAGACGGCGACATCGTTTATATGAGACAAGCTCCATGGGCTGACTACAACGGACAAATTGTAGCGGCCCTTATCAATGACAATGAAGACGGTACGCTCAAGCGGATCCGTTGGTCTAGCGACTCGCCGCTCATTCGATTGGAACCGGAGAACGACAAGTACAACGTGATTGAGGTCGCGCCCAACCAGGTCACGATCTGCGGAGTGTATATGGGTCATTTTAAACCGGAGAGGGAGGTATAGATGATGAGAGCAGCTCTCTACATGAGAGTATCTACACAAGAGCAGATCGAAAACTACAGCATCGAGGCGCAGCGTGAGCGCCTCGAAGCCTATTGCAAGTCGAAAGGCTGGACGGTCTATAATGTCTATGTAGATGGCGGATACTCCGGCGCAAACATGGATCGTCCAGCTTTACAGCAGATGCTATCCGATCTGCCAAACATCGATGTCGTGGTGGTGTATCGCTTAGACCGCCTGTCCCGCTCCCAGCGCGATACGCTCACCCTGATCGAGGACTACTTCTTAAAAGCTAATGTCGACTTTGTCTCCATCACCGAGACGCTGGATACGTCCACGCCGTTTGGCAAAGCCATGATCGGGATCCTGTCCGTCTTTGCTCAACTGGAGCGCGAGACGATCACTGAGCGTATGAGACTCGGTCAGATCAAACGCGCGGAGGAGGGGCTAGCTGCAATGGGCGGCGACTACGATCCCGCTGGTTACGCTCGACAAGATGGCAAGCTGATCATCAAACCGGACGAAGCGGAGCACATCCGCACCGCATATAATCTATATGAGCAGCTCCTGTCTATCACCAAAGTCCAGCGGGAGCTAAAGCGGCTAGGGTACCCGGTCTGGCGGTTTAGACGTTATCGGGATATACTATCCAACCGCTTGTACTGCGGATACGTGAGTTACGCTGGGCAGCACTACCGCGGACAACACGAGCCGATTATAAGCGAGGAGCAGTTTGAGCGAGTGCAAGCGCTTTTGAGCCGGCATCGAGGGCATAATGCGCACAAAGCAAAGCAAAGTTTGTTTTCCGGCCTGATCCGTTGCGGTTGGTGCGGTGAGACTTACGTGTCGTACCATACATCTAAGAGCAAGTACGGCGTATACCGATACTATATTTGCCGCGCGAAACGTTTCCCAAGCGAGTACGACCGCAAGTGCACTAATCGGACATGGAATGTTAAAAAGTTAGAAGAGATCGTGCAGCATGAGCTAGCTTCAATTACGCTCGATAAAGAGATAAGTGAGCGTAAATCAAAGAGAATAGATTACAACAAGTTAATAAAAAATGTCGATGTGAAGATCGAGCGAATATTATCGCTATACGCAGATGGGGGAATAGATCGTACGGCTTTGGATCGGCAAATCGAGAAGCTAAATAGGGAAAAGAATCAGTTGCTACACGATCAGATAAATCAAGGTGTAGTTGAAAAGAAACGAATCACTAAAGAAGAGTTAGAAAAATACCGGGTAGACCTTACGCGATCCGACTTTGAGACCAAGCAGGCGATCGTTGAAAAGCTGATAAAATCAATAACCATTAACGATAAATCCGTCTCTATTGAGTGGCTTTTTTAATTGCGAAGTCTTTACGTATTCATTACTGGCTACTGTGGGAGCAGGAAACGAGTACGTAAACAGAAAATCCCCCGCAGCGGTGCATCCGCTGAAGGGGGATTTTGATTATTGACCAATATCGCTTCTCTCGATCCGCCAGATGGCTTGCCCGCTTGTGAACGGATTGGAGAAAATGAACTCGTAGTAATCAGAATCAGGAACGTCAAATGCAACTTCACCGCGCATCTTTCGCCCAGGTGCGACTTCTCCGTCTAGGGATCCTTTCGCATCTGGGTACAGAGCAATGTCATATGAGTAGCTATCTGCGTCCATCAGTTCCATTTGCATCAAAGTGGAGATATGTTCCGATTCAGTGCCTACATTCTCGATTGTCAAATCTACCAACAGATATTTATCGTTACTTGGGGTGAAAAATTCTGCCCCCTCTACCTCAGTTACACCGTGCAGAGTTATATGGAGATCGTCGAATTTAACTGTATCTCCAACCACGAATATCTCTGGTGCATTAGAGACCGGCTCCTCCCCTTTTTGCTCTTGTTTTTGCTCTTGACTACTCGCGTCTGCAGAATTCGCGCTAGGGTCAACCTTTTCTATGGTTGAGTCGGAGCAACCTACGATTACCATAAAGACTACGATCAGCGCCAGTATTCTTTTCATCTACTAAACCTCCTCACAATAATAAATCCCCGCGACAGGTGCTTCCTGCTCACGAGGATCGCGTGCCGGTGCTTCCGGCCACAACACCAATATACAATGTTCGCCATGACTGGTCAACCCTTCCCTGCGTTTTCTCGCTGCAACCAAAACCTCTCATATCCCCGCACGCACTTATTGCACCGTTCGCAGATCAGGACCCTGACACCGTCCGTGATCCAGCGTGGCTTGATGTCAGCTTTACAGTCGCAAACCGGTACTCCGTACATGTCGATCACCCAAAAAAATCTTTTTAAAAAATTTTTCCTTAAATGTATTGCTAACAATACGTTTATGTGATATATTATAAGTGTAAGGAAAACAATACAGTAACGGAGGCGGTAACGATGAAAAGATTCATTAGGCTTGATGTAAAGGGTACGTGGATGGGACGCGATCATATCAGCACGGCAGGCGATGGATACTACGAAGAGCCAGGCATTTCCTGCTATAGATTCGATGCTGAG